CGTCGATTCGGCATTCTGCGAGCCGATAATGTAGCCGGCAGCAAACATGACAGCGCCAGCGATTGAGTAGGTGAGAAGGAATTCAATGGGACTCATAGGTAGTTTTGGAGTGTGAGTTGGCGGAGTTTGCGAAGAAGGGCGACGGCCTCGCGGCAAGATTCGCGGTGATGCGGGCCGACATTGCGTAGCTTCCATGTCATGCACACGCGATTGATTACGCAGAGTCGAAGCTCTAGCAGATCGGAGAATGTTAGGTTCATGTTTCGGTTTGGTTAAAAGTTAGGCTGCCTTGGAAAATCTAGCAAGACGCTGGGCTTTTTTGGCGGCGCACCATTGTTTCTTGGTATCATAGTCGCTAGGCAATCCAGCAAGATCGCGAAGCAGAGGCCATGTTCCCCACATAGCGCAATTGGCGGCAGTCTCGGCGGCTTCTGCGTATTTGCCTGCATTAGCAAGAAGAGTGATTTCGCTGGTAGGATAGAGCCTGTTGAGATCGGCTAGCATTTTTTCTGTGTTGTTCATTTTGATTTTCTATTTAGGTTTTCTGTTTCTGTTTCGCTCACGGTTCCCCGCTTGCTTGGTGAAGAAATTAGAATCCCCCGCACAGATGTAAATAAAAAAGTGAAAAAATATTTTCACCCCATCAAATGATTTTTCTTTACACCTGCGGCAAGTCCGCGGAGCCGCATGAATGCTAGGTCTGCGGGCGATAGATATTGACTGTGCGGGCGCCGCCGCTTACCATTGCGCGGATTTTTTTGTTCTCCAGCTTCCCGTTTTTTTGCATTCGGTCGAGCTGGTGGCGTGCCGCGTTGATCGTTAGTTTGGCATGGTTGGAGAATGTCTCCGCCGTCATCCATCCTTTGCTTTCGTAGACTTCAATGCTCTCGACTTTTGCCTCAGCGAATACCTTCGCCCACGCCTTTGTTACAGCGGCAGAATCCACGGGTTTTCCTTTGTTCTTTCGCATAAATTAATGGTCATTTGCTTATCTGTGTAATGGCCGTAAGCGAATCCCTGACTCCAGGCCAGAGTCGCCCTTCGCGTCGAAGCGTATTCCATATCGAAGCGAGCCAGCATCCCCACGCAATATCCGCTCACGCCGTCAAGCGTGCGCGCTCGCTCCTGCCCTACGCGGTGAAGGTGGCCGATCACGCAACGCCCGTATGCCTCCGCATGATCGCGGATCGCCTGAACATTGAACATGTAGCCATGAAGGAATTTCGTCCCGCCAATTTCCGCATAGCTTCGAATGTGGTAAGGGTAGAGCCGCGCCTTGAGCTTCTTTGCGGCTCGCTCAATCTCATCGATCACAAGACTGGCGGCGTGCGATGCAAGGGCATTCGGCCCGCCAGCAAGTTTAAACAAGCGCGCTTCGTGATTTCCATACAAGATAAAGTTTGGCTTTAACTCGCAGAGAAAATCTACTCCCGCCGCCAAGTCTTCAGCCACACTTGCCGCCCGATCCTTCGCGTTGGGATCATTCATTGCGCCCGCGCGGCAGGCAGCGGCATCGATGAAATCGCCAAGATGCAACACCGTGTCAGGCTTGAATCTCTCACGGAATTTCAGCACCGCTTCACGCGCTTCGGGGTCGATCTGGTCGCCGTGCGAGCAACTCACAGCCATCCATTTTTTCCATTTTGTTACAGGTGTCATTTGGATAATTCGTCGGGGCCGAAATCGTCTTTTGAAAACATCGGTTTGCCGTCATCGTCGAGATGCGGGAAATGTTTTAAGCATCGGTACGCGTGTTCCTTTAGCTCGCTGACTTTCTTCGGGCGGGTGTCGGGAAACAAAAGATCGCGCAAGAATGCCTGCGTCTTTTTCAGCGCCCAATATTGTTCGCGCCTCAGGCTCATGCTTCAGCCTCCTCTTCGTCTTCGTCCTCTTCTTCCGGCCACAGGATTTCGTCAGCATCGCGAGCGAGCGATTGCAGCGCATACTCGTTGCCAAACTTGATCTCCATGTGCGAAGTCACGCCGCTCTCCTCCCAAGAAACAATTGCCAACCCGCAATCAAAATTCTCCGCCAGCGTTGCACGCACCTGCTCAAGGACATCGCTGCGATCTTTTGGCGGCTTTTTCATTTGATGATTCGGGCCATGATCATTCGCATGGCATCAAGCGCCTGCAACGAACAATCGTTTTTTCTCCCCGGCGCGACATCGGCATGGCGAATGATATTTTTCACAGGGATTTCAAACTCGGCCATGATCGGCTCTAGGTATTCCGCCGCACTCATAAGGGCGTCTTCGCTTGGCGGGTTCGTGTAGGTGTCGCCTTCAAAGGCCACGCCCACGCAAAAGTCGTTGCAGTTTTTTCTGCCCTTCCATTCTGAAATCCCTGCATGCCATGTTCGCATCGTCGGCTCTGCCAGCGCGGTGCGCTTGCCGACATTGGAAACGATGCAATGATACGAGACGCGACTGGCGGGATTCATGCACCAAGCTACACTCCCCGCGTATGCGCCACTGGTGTGATGAAGGAGAATATGAGTGGGAAGGATTTTCTTGCGCGCTGTAATGTTAGGAGTGCACTTCCGGCTCTCTTTGTAGAGTGGCCGCGAAGGCTTCACCAGCGTGTCGTATTCGCGCTGTAACTCGGCGAGCGTGGTTGGTTGCGGCGTCTCGACTGGCGGGGTAATTCGCGGAGCAAACAACCTGCGCAGGAGTTCAAGAATCATTTGCTCGATGTCGGCCTTGGCAACTCGTAGGAGAAGGTGCCGTAATCCGTCGAGAAGCCCACGCGCAGCGTCTCGCAGCCGCACAAGGCCAGCAGGCAGGCGCTCATTAAAAACGCGATGGCGAGCATCGTCGCGAGCTTGGCGGGCGGGATCATTTCTTTGAGTTACGCAGAAGGTTGATTATTCCCACCGCGCCGATTGCAGTCGCCACGATCTGGTTGGCGAGTTGCGGCTCAAGGACGATCCCAAAGCTGCCCGCGATAAGAATTATCCCGCGCCAGGTCGAACTCTGCCCGAGATAGTTAAGTGCTGTATCAATCAATTTCATTCTTTTGGCCTTTCAGTTTTCGCGACATGTAAATCGCCGTGCAGACTGCGGCGGCGAGTCCAAAGCAGGCGGTCGCGAACTGCACGCCTGCTGTGAGATGGGGGAGAAGGGACAAGAAAAGTGATGTGCTCGATGTGGCGGTGCCTACGAAGCCGACGAAGATAGGATGGTCGTTCATGGTAATTCTCTGCCTGTTCCGTTATTGTAAAGAGCGGAGACTTCTGCTTCGGAGAGAGCGCGGTTCCATATGCCAACGGCGTCGATTAGTCCGTTGAATTCACCACCGCCCTCTCCTCCAATATAAAGTAAATCATTATCTAAAAATATAGATGTTGATTGAGTTGCTTTCAAAACTCCATTCACAAATAGCTTGAAAATAACTCCATCATATATTCCAACAACATGATACCAATCTCCAAAATCAGCCACAACATCTGATGTTATTACCCCAAAGTCTGCTAAAAACGCGCCGATATATCCATCATCCCTAATAGAGATGTTTCCAATCCCGGTTTGGCCTAAGACTAATGGTGTTTCGTTTTGTGAGGATTGGTTAATCCAAACGGAAGCAGAGGAGTTCTTTGTTATTCCAGATAAACTAACTGACAAATAATTGGATTCATCAAACTCTGCGGCATTGCCAATCTTGCCAGCAACAAAAGTAACCCCATCATTGTTAGTGAGCGTATTCCCACGCCCAGACGAGTCGCTTGTATCGCTTAATTTATAGAAAGCGAGAAGGCCGCTACGAAGTCCTACGCGCTGAAGTGCGGGAAATCCAAGAATCACAGAATGTCTCCTCCAAGAACCCAATTGTTCGTTCCGATCTTGATCAAAGTTCCAATTGAGTGTTGAAGCGCTATCTCATCCGCCCCGCCCGGCGCGTTGATCGTCACGCCAGAGCCTGCGGTGATCGCAACGGCGCTGACTGCCGAGCGGTAGATTAGAACCTGCGAGCCTGTCGGGAATGCCGCTGTGGAGAATGGCGGCACGGTGATTGTCATTCCCGTGGCGGCATTAATCAATCCATAGACATCAGATTGCGCCAGCGTGTAGCTTGTCGTTGCCACCGTATTGATCGGCAGATTAAACTGCGGCACCGGCGAGAACGAATCCGCGTCGATCAACTCTTCCGCCACCGAGCAAGCCTGCAAAATCACCGTCTGGCGAGTGCCACTCTCTGTGAGTTCAAGCTCAAGGTCAAGATCAACAGCGGCACTGTTGCCAAGAAGATCACGCAGGGCGAAGGTGGCGAAATTCACATCGGCGGTTTTGCCTGGCTTGGCGGTGGTGCCGTTCTCAACTGTGAGTTGAGGTTGATTCATATAGCCCTTATTGCCTGAGAAGGTGATATCGAAATACTCGCCAAGGATGCCTGTCACGACTACGCCACCAGAGCCAATCGAGTCAAGCGCTTGGAGTGCTGCCTGCACATCTGCCTCGCTAGCTGTTGCAGAAATCGGGGCGGTTTGGCGGGCGGTTGTTGTAATCGTTCCCGCGCTTGTCACAACTGTTGCCGATCCAGTGATGAGAGTCCCGCCAGCGGTTGCGGCTACGGTGAACTGCGTCACTTCTGGAATCGTCCTCACGAAATAAGTTGCGCCGCGAGTGTAGCCCGTGATCGTGGTATCGAATCCGGTGATGGCAATAGGTTGATTCAGCGCCAAGCCATGAGTGACTGTCGTGATGAAGACGCCGCTCGTCACCGTGGAATTCACAGTGAACGAGGTTGATGGGAATGTGAGTCGATAGTTGCCGCTGAATGGCTCACGGCTGAATGTGAGTCGCTGCACTTCATTATCAATGCCGCTGCCCGTCACTGTCGTGGAAATAGTGGCCGTTACAGTTGTTCCGAGATTCGTCCATGAATCTTGATAGACGGCAGGCGTAAGTCGAAGTTGAATTTCTTGAACTTCCTTGGCGCTTCCGCTTCCCGCGATGCGCTCGTCGATGACGGCAACCGTGTCGGGAATGAGTTGCGAGACATCGGCGGTGATCGATGCGCGTGAGCCTGCGGAGTTGAATCGAACGGTGAAATGATCTGTCAGCTCGCCCGTCACCGTCACTCCGCCCGCGCTGCTGATCGCTGAAAGGGCATTGAGTGCGCTCTGGA